TATCGTGGGTATAACTCTAGTTATAATGCGTGGTTTTCCGACCAGAATCTACAGAATTCTCTCGTCGTTGATGTCGACGATGGCCCCGATACGTTGACTGATTATGTTCTTCGTCAGCGCGGAAAGCGGCACGATTATTTTACGTCGTGTTTGCCGTGGCCTCAGAAGGGTACGGCTGTCACTATGAGCCTTGGCACTTCGGCTCCGGTGACTCTTGTTCCTCACACTACCAGTACCGCAGAGAATATTTTGCGCGTTTATAATACTGGTGCTATTCCTGGTTCTACGGCGGCATTGAGTGTTCAGGGTACGACGGGTAGTATTATTGCGGCGAGTTCTTTGGTGCTCGATCCAAATGGCCGCATGATTGCTGATCTTGCTTCGGCTACTGCTCCAACTATCAATGCGTTGCGTGAGTCGTTGCAGTTACAGGTGATGTTAGAACGTGATGCCCGGGGAGGTACTCGTTATACTGAAATTATTAAGACTCACTTCGGCGTCACGAATCCTGACTTCCGGCTTCAGCGTCCTGAATATCTTGGAGGCGGTTCGACTATTGTTAACGTGCATCCGGTACCGCAGACTTCGCCTACTTCCGGTTCTAATGCTCAAGGTCAGTTGGCGGCTTTTGGTACTGCTTCTTTTAATGGGCATGGTTTCAATAAGTCTTTTACTGAGCATGGCGTTATTATTGGGTTGGCCAATGTCCGTGCTGACTTAACCTATTCTCAGGGTTTGAATAAGATGTGGAGTCGGTCTACTCGGTATGATTTTTACTGGCCTGCTCTTTCTCATCTTGGTGAACAACCTGTTTACTTGAAGGAGCTTTATAACGATGTAGCAGATGGTACTTCAGCTGGTCAGCGTTCTTCCGTTTTCGGGTATCAAGAGCGATATGCAGAATATCGCTATAAGCCTAGCGTTATCACTTCGGTGCTTCGTCCGGCTTATGCAACACCGCTTGATACTTGGCATCTCTCGCAGGAGTTCGGCTCTTATCCTACGCTGAATTCTGCGTTTATTGTTTCGGACACTCCTGTTGATCGGTGTATTGCTGTTCCTACCGAGCCTCATTTTATTTTCGATGGTTTTTTTCATTACACTTGTGCCAGGCCGATGCCTGTCTATGGTGTTCCAACCATTGGGGATCGGCTGTAATGTGGCCCTTGGCTCTTGCCTCATTTGGTTCATCTATGGCTGGTGGCTTTATGCAGAATTCAGCCACTCGTCAGAGTAATGATATGAACCGGGATATGGCGCGTGAGCAAATGCAGTTTCAGGAACGTATGAGTTCTACAGCTCATCAACGTGAGGTTCAGGATCTCAAGGCTGCTGGCTTGAATCCTGTTCTTTCCGCTGGTGGTGGTGGTTCTTCTACCCCGTCCGGTGCTATGTTTAATGCACAGCCACAGACGGGTTTTTCTGATTCTGTCAAGGGTATTAGTCCTATGGCTTTACAGCTTGCGCAATTAAATCAAGTTAAGGCTCAGACTGCGTTGACACAGGCTCAGACCAAGAATACGTTGAACCAGATTCCGCAGAGTTCGGCTAAGTCCGAATTATGGCGGACTGGTGCTTCTTTGTTTGATTTTGCTAAACGTGGCTGGTCTGGCGTTGGGTCCAAGCTTGGCTTGGGTTTCGATGCTTTGGGCAATCGCTTTCGTGGCGATGCTCCGCCGAAGTGGGTCCCTGCTTCTGAAATGAGGCTTAAGAGGCCCGATTTAAAGGGGAATTATTAATATGGGAATGTTGAATTCGAAGGTTTACAAGGATCACAAGATTGGCGATCGCGTGAAGCCTGTATGTGTGACTGGTCCTGGCTTGACTAAGCAGGAGTTTGCGAAAGAATGTGATATTAATCACATTATGAAGCGTTATATTTCTACGGGGGAATTGCCCCGTCGGGCTGATGCTTTTCAGCCTGTTTTTGCCGATGTGTCAAACATTGGCGACTATGCTGATACGCTTCGTCGTATTGATGCGGCGCGAGATGCTTTCGAGCAGTTACCTGCCGCTGTTCGGACTCGTTTTTCCAACGAGCCGAACAATTTGATTTCGTTCCTCAATGATGAACGAAATCTTTCTGAAGCTGTGCAACTTGGTTTGGTTTCGGCTCCGCCGAAACCTTTGGAGCCTTTGGCTCCTGTCGTGCCGGCACCTATTGTGCCGGCTGTGCCGTAACCGTTAGGTTACGGTTGTAGTTTGGGGCCGTCCTTCGGGACGGCCCCTTTTTTTTATTATTTATTTTTATTTTTCTTTTTTTTTCTTTGTCGTATGTTGGTATGGTGACGTTTTGGCCTTTTTATTCGCGTGTTTACGTGCGTTTATTTTGGCCTATTTGTTTTCATTCTTTGCAGTCTGTAGACTGCTTTTATAGAGGCCCGATTTTGGGCCTCGATGTTCGTTGAACGGCCATTGTCCGTTCTTTTGGCTTGGGCTGTGCCCTGCCTTTTATCGGGCCTTCTTGGCCCGTTTACGGCCCGTTTAGGGGCGTTGCACACTTTATCCCTTGATGTAAGTGTGCGGACTGACAGGTTTTCCTGTTGGTCCGTTTTTTTGGTCTTGCTTTTTTTAAAAGCATGTGTTATATTTGTGGCAGTTCGGAGGTCTTATGGCTGAGATTTTCTTGATCGCTCTCTCTGTTGTTTCTGTTGGCTTGACTCTTTTGTTCAAGCGTCCTGTGAAGTGTGAGCCTCTCCGTGATTCTGTGAAAGAGGAGGTGATTCAACATGAGCAAGAGATCAAAGATGTCCAGGAGTAAGTCCAAGTCTGACTTCCGTCGGAAGTCTCGCCCCCATCCCAAGAATGGGCTACCGGAGGGTTCTACTCCGTCTATGCGTGGTGGGATACGTCTTTAAGGTGGCTTGCTATTCGCCCCTCCGGGCTGTGCTTGTGTCCGGCCCGGAGGGGCGACGCATATCTTTCCATCGCTCTACAGTTGGCAAGGCTTTGTCTTTGCCTTGTGGCCGTTGTATTGGCTGTCGTCTTGAACGTTCCCGTCAGTGGTCTGTCCGGATTATGCACGAAGCGAAAATGCACCTTGAGAATTCATTCGTGACTCTAACTTATTCTCCTGAATTTTTTCCTAAAGATGGTTCTTTATCTGTCGATCATTGCCAGTTATTTTTGAAGCGTCTACGCTCTCGTCTTTCTCCTTTGAAGATTCGTTTTTTTCTATGTGGTGAGTATGGTGAAACTTTTGGGAGGCCCCATTATCATGCGATTATTTTTGGTTACGCTTTTCCGGATAAGGTGCCGTTGTTCGGTTCGGTTGGTTCTACTGGAAAGTTTCAGCTTTTTGACTCCGAATTATTGTCCGATACATGGGGATTTGGTCAGGTTCGTATTGGCGAAGTTTCGAGTGATTCAGCCTCCTATGTGGCGAATTATGCCACGAAGAAGATTATCGGTTCGCCTGAGGTAGTCAATGCGCATTATAGAGGTCGTACTCCAGAGTTCTTGCTTATGTCGCGTAGGCCGGGTATCGGTCGCTCGTGGTATGATTCGTTTTCGACCGATGTGTTCCCATCAGATGAGGTTATTGTTAAGGGCTTACAAGCCCGACCGCCCCGCTATTATTCCAGTTTGCTTGAGTCCCAAGACCCGGAAGCATATGAAGCTATCCGGTCGAAGCGCGAAGCGTATGCGCAAGAGCTTGAATCGTTCGTTCTTGGTTCAGGTGTTACCGTGAATGTCTCAGCTGGTAGTAATGATCGCCGTCTTGTTGTTCGTGAGCAGGTGGCGCGCGCGAAAGCCGCGCTTAAATCCCGTCGTGTGGAGTGAGTCATGATGAAATTGTTTGCTGTTCGTGATGTTAAGTCTGAATCTTATGGCGCGCCTATGTCTATTGCTACTCGTGGTTTGGCCCTTCGTTCTTTTGGTGACGCTTGCTGTTCGCCTTCCTCGGAGCTCGGGAAGTATCCCAAGGACTATATGCTCTATGAGTTGGGCGAGTATGATCCCAATTCCGGGGTAATTGTTTCTCACAAGGTTCCTGTCTTTATCCAGTCTGCAACAGAGGCTATTGATCAAGCCAAGGCGTCCGCTGTTCAGATGGGTCCTTCCGTTGAGGTTTCGTCATGAGTGTGGCACCTCGCAATCCGTCGGTGATGGGTCAAGGTCATTCTTTTTCTTTGACACCTAGTGTGTCAATCGAAAGGTCCAGGTTCGACCGTTCTCATGGGATCAAGACGGCGTTTGACGCCGATTACTTGATTCCAATTCTTGTCGATGAGGTTTTGCCTGGAGATACTTTTAATTGTCGGCTTTCTGGCTTTGCTCGGCTTGCTACGCCGATCAAGCCAATTATGGACAATATGTATCTTGATACTTTTTTCTTTTTCGTTCCGAATAGGTTGTTATGGACGAATTGGGAGAAGTTTAATGGCGCACAGGATAACCCTGGAGATAGTATTGCGTTCACTATCCCGACTATTCCTATGCCCGCCAATGGTCCTGAAGTTGGTTCTCTGTCGGATTATTTTGGTATTCCGACGGATCAAACCAATGGTTTCAATGTCGCTTCTTTGCATTATCGTGCGTATAACTCTATTTATAATGCGTGGTTTTCCGACCAGAATCTACAGACTTCTCTCGT